CGGCGGCGGCGGTGGTTTTGGTGGTCGTACAACCATCATGCCCAGATTGAACAAACCCGCTAAGGAAGGCTACGAATATCGTTCCCCCGAGCAAACCAACGCAAAGAGCATGACTCCGCATCCCCTAGAAGATGTAGTGGGTTCTCAACGCGCTGATATTGGTCGTATTCGTCAAGGTCTTAGCGCTCCCGGTAAAACCGAGCGTGGCCGTACTATGCAGCAAGAAGCTGGTGGTCGTGCTATTACTCGTACAGCTGGTAGAGCGGCAGCGATGGGTGCAGCGGGTCTTGGTGGTGCTGAATTGGGTAAACGTTTACGTGATCGCGCCGACGCAGAAAAAATGAATTCTGATGCCGAGATGGAGCCTAGCATGGACTCCGATTCAGTATCATCCGCCCCACCAGCGCCAATGCCAACATCTAAACCACGTCCACGTCCACGCTTACGTCCAATGTCCGAACCAACCGGTAGCGTGCGCGAAGGCCGAAATGAAAACATCGACGACGATACCCGTGCAAGAGCTATGGCATCCGTTAATGGTATGAAAAAAGGCGGCATGACCAAGAAGTACGCTAAGGGCGGTTCAGTTTCTAGCCGCGCCGACGGTATTGCTCAACGCGGTAAAACTCGCGGCAAAATTTGCTAAGGAAAAATCATGGCAAAACAACTCAGCCCATTTGAACAAGCCTTTAAAGATGCCCGTGCAGACGGCAAAAAGGATTTTGAATTTAACGGTAAAAAGTACAACACCAAGTACAAAGAAGAAAATTCCGCGCCTGTAAAAAAAGACGTTTCTAATGAAGACATGAGCCCAACAAAGGCAAACACGGTTAAGGTTAATGGGGCATCCACTGATAGTTCTCGCAACACGGATGCGCTTAAAACAACGTCGTTAAAAAATACTTCGCCCACACCTAAACCTAAACCTACAACCACAAACAATAATAACACCAATAGTAGTTCTAGTTTTTTTAGTAATCCTAAAACTAGAGGTAAAAATACAGATGTATTTTCTAGTAGTAACTCTAGCGAAGATACTTCTGATTCTGGTAACCCTATGGGTGATTACTCTGGTGCAGACAATGATATAACTGCAGAAATGCCAACAAAAAGAAACCCCCGTACAGGACGCGAAATGGCCACTTTTAAAAAAGGTGGTTCAGTTTCTAGCCGCGCCGACGGTATTGCTCAACGTGGTAAAACTCGCGGCAAAATTTGCTGAGGAAAAATCATGACAACTGCAGCACAAAAAGCAGCCGCCAATAAAGCAAAAGCAGAAGCGGCGCGACAAAAAGAAGCCGCGCGACAAGCCGCCGCGTTAGCAAAAGAAGCCGCAAGAGCAAAAGCACAAGCGCTAAGAATGCAAGAGGAAGAACTTGGGGATTACAACGAGTACAAAAAAAATTTAGCTGCTTTAGATTCATTAAAACAAAGAACACAGCGGTCAGCGGAAAAAAACATACAGCAATACAGCAAAAAACATACGCAAGATGAAACACAACGAGAAATTGACAGACAAAATAAACTAATCCAACAATACGAGGATAGATATAATAACTATAAAACTTATGTAAGTGATAGATTTGGTTTGGGCGATAACTACCCAATAGAGCCGGGTGTAAAAGCACGTCCTTCACCGCGTAAAAAGGAACTTGATTTCCATATGTATCCAACTTACTCGCGACCAAAAGATATCAATAGAGCAAAACAACAATTTCAAGGTTGGAATGGAAGAGCGCCAACAGAAGCGGAATTATCCAGCCTTGCAAAAAAATACGGTATAGATTACACCCCACCACCGCCACCACCGCCACCGGCACCAAAACAGACATACACAGCGCCGCAATATAAACCTTTCCAATACGCAGCACCGGGGTCACCTTCATGGCAAACAGACTATGGGGCACAACCAGAAGACTACACGGAAGCAAACTATCGCAACCCTTACTACACTCTTCCGACGTCATTTACTAATGCTCATCCGTATAACCCGGGCGGGTATGGACAACAACAATATCAAGATGTTCAACAAGATCGTTTTCAACCAGATATTTATGCAAATAACAAAAAAGGCGGGTTGATTAAAGCCAAAACAACAAAATCAACATCCAAGCCTACAAGTAAAGTAAAATCAAGCAAAGCATCTAGCCGTGGAGATGGGATTGCCCAACGCGGTAAAACACGTGGAACTATGAGGTAAATCATGCCAAAAGATAAAGTCTACACACAAGATATGGGGCCACCCCCCAAAGAACCCGATGACGCATCTGCGGGGCGCAAACTTAGCCCTAAAGAACCCGGTATGCCTGAGCAACTTGGTCAAGATATTCGCGTGGACGGCAAACCTGTAAAACCCGTAAAGAAGATGGCAAAGGGTGGCTCCGCTTCCTCTCGCGCTGATGGCTGCGCCCAACGTGGTAAGACCAAAGGCACAATGGTGATGTGCGGCGGCGGGATGGCAAAATGATGGCGAGCCGTGGTATGGGGGCCATTAACCCCAAGAAAATGCCCGGCGCAAAAAAGAAACCACGTCGGGATAACACCGACTTCACTCAGTATGCCGAAGGCGGAAAAGTAAATGCAGCGGGTAACTACACAAAGCCAGAGTTACGTAAGCGGATTTTGTCTCAAGTAAAAGCTGCGGCAACGCAAGGAACAGGGGCTGGTCAATGGTCAGCGCGTAAAGCTCAACTAGTAGCCAAGAGATACAAGGCCGCTGGTGGGGGTTACAGAGATTGAAAGCGCCTCAACAATCCCTTAAAAATTGGGGCGATCAAAAATGGAGAACCAAAAGTGGTAAACGATCTTCTGACACAGGTGAAAGATATCTTCCTGAAAATGCAATCAAAGCTCTCAGCCCTTCTGAGTATGCTGCAACAACGCGTGCGAAACGTGCTGGCAAAAAAGCAGGGAAACAATTTGTAGCGCAACCAAAAACGGTGGCAAAGAAAACAGCGGGATTTAGAAAATGATTTCATTCATCCAAAAACAACTCGAAGCTTCTGAACGCATGTTTGAACTCATGCACAGGGATCACAAGCAGCGTATGGAACAAATTGTTATGTGGGCTGACATGAACGAAAGCCTAATGAAGAAGCTCGCCGAGCGGGACAAAGAAATCTCTGCTCTCAATGCAAAGCTGCGGGCATACGAAACAGCGGAGAAAATCTAAATGGCATACACCACCGGTACTACTGCTTTCAATATGGACTTCACGGAGATTGCCGAGGAAGCGTGGGAGCGTGCCGGTCGTGAAATGAGAACTGGTTATGATTTAAAAACCGCTCGGCGTTCAATGAACCTGATGACAATCGAGTGGGCGAATCGTGGCTTGAATATGTGGACAATCGAGCAGGGGGTCATTGATATAACTTCTGGATTGAATACTTATTCTTTACCATTGGATACTATTGATTTGCTGGATCATGTGATTCGCACCGGCGCGGGGCAGCAATACAATCAATCTGACCTTACATGTACCCGGATAAGTGTTTCTGATTACGCTACTATTCCTAACAAGTTATCGCCGGGCCGTCCGTTGCAGGTGTGGGTTCAAAGATTAAGCGGTAATACAAATCTGTACAGCGGAACACTATCTACTGCAATAACCACAACCTCCACTTCTATAACATTGAGTACTACGGACGGTTTGGCGGGATCTGGATATATTCAGTTAGGCGCTGGCGGTGAGTTTGTATACTACAACTATATAGATGGTAATACCTTGAGCAACTGTTTTCGGGGTCAAAACAACTCAACAGCCACCGCATACAGCGCAGGAACGGCAATTTATGTGCCGCAACTACCAGCTATTACTTTGTGGCCAACCCCAGATAACGCGCAAACCTATCAATTCGTTTACTACCGTATGCGCAGAGTTCAAGACGCGGGTAAGGGTACGACTATTGCCGACATGAATTTCCGTTTCCTGCCCTGCCTAGTAGCGGGTCTGGCTTACCACATTGCGATGAAAGTGCCCGAAATGCAAATCAGGCTGGAGATGTTGAAGGCTGCGTACGATGAGCAGTTCAATCTGGCCGCTGGTGAAGACCGAGAAAAAGCCGCCCTACGTTTTGTACCTAGACAGCAGTACATTGGCGGGAGCGTCACCTAATGGCTAATTTTGCAACGGGCCGTAAAGCTATTGCCGAGTGCGACCGGTGTGGCATGCAGTTCCAGTTAAAAAAGTTAAAAACAGAAATTGTCAAGACAAAAAAGTATAATCTGAAGGTATGCCCAGAGTGTTGGGATCCGGATCATCCTCAGTTGTTATTGGGCATGCAGCCAATCGTTGAGGCAATCGCTTTGAGGGAGCCAAGGATAGATACTACCTATATCACAGCCGGTGTTAACGCAGACGGCAATCCAACAGGTGGATCAAGGAACATTCAGTGGGGATGGTATCCTGTAGGTGGGTCAAGCAATTTCGACGCAGTATTAACTCAAAACTATTTGGTTTCTACTACGAATGTTGGTACAGTAACGATAACAGTGTCTTAAGGAGATAAACATGGCAAAAATGGAATCAGACAAAGCCGACATGGCTCAAGACAAAACCCTTATTAAAAAGGCGTTTAAACAACACGATATGCAAGAGCACAAGGGCGGTAAGGGCACTAAGCTCAAACTCAAAAGCGGCGGCTCTATTGGTGCAAAAATGAAATCTATGGGTCGCAATCTGGCTCGCGCTGCAAATCAACGCGGTTCTTCAAGGGGCGGATAATGGCTAAATACAGCAAGAAAATGATGGGCAAAGAAGTGGGCGATGCGGCTGTGTATGCCGAGCCCCACACAATGACGGGTAAAAAAGTTAAAGTCGAGGAAATTCCCGGCAAACCTTCTGAACTTACAGGTACCAATCGCATGCGCATGAGTGTCGGCATGTACAACAACGGCCCAGTGGTACCCACCAAAACTACCGGTATTAAAGTTCGTGGCACAGGAGCGGCGACCAAAGGCATGATGGCCAGAGGCCCGATGGCGTAATGACATACACAGAGCTTGTCACCGCTATACAGCAGACCGCTGAAAACTCGTTTGATTACTCTACTAACCCGGAGATAATTAACAGGTTCATTAAGCAGACGGAGCAACGCATCTATAACACGGTGCAGATCTCTAACTTGCGTGCAAACGTGACCGGTAACTTAACCGGGGGCAACCCTTACCTAAATTGCCCAACAAATTTTTTGTCTGTATATTCCTTGGCTATATACACTCCAAACGCAACGCCAGTCGAATACACTTACCTTTTAAATAAAGACGTAGATTTCATCCGTGAAGCGTACGACAGCACCACAGGCAAACCGAAGCACTACGCTATTTTTGGCCCTCAAAGCACAAACCCGTTGTACCTGACCTTCATTGTCGGGCCGACACCAGACACAAACTACTCCGCTGAACTGCACTACTATTACTATCCAGAATCCATTGTCACTGCGGGCACCACTTGGCTTGGTCAGAACTTTGATTCTGCGTTGTTGAATGGGTCTTTGGTTGAGGCCATCCGCTACATGAAGGGCGAGGCAGACATGATTCAGTTGTACAGCACCCTGTACATATCAGCTATTACCTTGCTTAAGAATTTGGCAGATGGTAAACAACGCGCCGATACGCACCGCGATGGACAAGTAAGGACACAAGTCCAATGAGTATTGTCCAAACGCAAACTACGAGTTTTAAGGCGGAGCTGTATCAAGGCATCCACGACTTGACTACGGATGTTATAAAGATTGCCCTATATACAGCCTCCGCCAACTTAAACGCCAGCACAACAGCCTACTCCACTACCAACGAGGTAATAGCATCTGGATATACAGCAGGTGGGCAGACGATGACGGGTATCACAATAAATTCCGCCGACTATACCGCATATGTTGGATTTAACAATATTTCTTGGACTTCAGCATTGACAGCTAGGTGTGCTTTGATATATAACTCCAGCAAGTCAAACCGTGCGATTGCTGTGCTAGATTTTGGTTCAGACAAGTCAAGTTCCACCACATTTACAATAACAATGCCGCAAGCAACGGCAACGACAGCATTGATTCGTAGTTCAAATTGAGGTAAACATGTTAGTAAACACAATACACGGCGAAATGGACGAAAACCTTCTGGAGAAGAAAGAAGGTGGATTCGAAAACGATAACGAAAAAACCACTTGGGTAGAGTATTGGTTGGACAATGAGCTTGTTCACCGCTCTGCGCACGTTACTTTAAAAGCACCACCGGCAGTAGTTGGTGAAATTCAGGAGTTTTAATCATGGCAAATACACAATCGGTATGTACATCTTTTTTAGCTGAAGTTATGCAGGGCTACCATCAGTTTGGTCAGCCTAGTTTGACTTCACGCACCAGCTTGACAGCACCCACCAACGACACTTTTAAGTTGGCTTTGTATTTCAGCTCGGCTACTTTGAACGCGTCTACAACCGCGTATTCAACAACAGGTGAGGTCACAAACGCTTCCGGTACTGGGTACACTGCTGGCGGGGCTACTATAACTAACGCCAACACACCAGCTTCAACAAACACCAGCACAACCGCTGGCACGGGCTATTGGACTCCATCGGCATCCGCGTCTTGGACTTCTTTGACTGTTAGCACAGCTTGGAACTGCGCCTTGTTGTACAACTCAACTCAAGGTAATCGCGCAGTGGCGGTTTATACGTTCTCCGACCAGACAATCACTGCCGGTACATTTACTTTGACCATGCCTGCTAACGCGGCGGGTACTGCTCTCTTGCGTTTGGCTACAACTTAATGCTATGAGTCATGGCAGAACCAAATCAAAATTTAAAGGGATTACCTCCGCTATATAGATTTGAGTATAACGGAGTTACTTTTGCCTATTACTCTGGTAATAAAGGGCAAGGGCTGCCTAAACATCAGCATAATTTTTCTCATTTAACTTTTATTACCTCCGGAAAAACGTGCGTGCGCAAAGAAGACATTTATAGAGAACTTTCGCCCGGCGATCACCCACTTAATCTAAAAGAAAATGAATGGCACGAAATAGAAATCCTTGAGGACAATACGGTTTTTATTAACGTAAGCGGAGGACAAGATGCCTGAATATGTTATTTTTAATTCAGAAGGTAAATATTCCAACATTATTGTGTGCGAAGAATGGGATGTCCCTCCCGACGGGTGTACAAAGCAATTAATACCTGAGTACCACTATTGGGATTGGGAAAAACAAGAAATAGTTAGGTATTCCGGTGCCCCTATAACAATAGAAAGCGTGTAGCATGGCTTTTAATTCTTACTTGTTTACTTCCGGCACATCTTGGGTTGTACCGCCGGGCGTTACTGCTATACAAGTAGAATGTTATGGAAGTACACCGGGGCCTACTAGTGGTAGCATTACCTACACTAGGCCAACAGCAGAATACCCCGGTGCTTCATATTCAAAAAGTACCAGCATTGCGGTTACTCCCGGTCAAATAGTGTATTTCAACGTCGGCTCAAGCGGCGGCAATACTTGGTTCAATACAACAAACGCAGCGCCTACTTCATCTTCTTCTACCTCCTCCGCTTGTTTAGCCGTAGGTGGTAATACTGCTTCTGCCTCTCAAATAGCCGCTAATTGCGGAGATATTAAATATAAAGGGGGCGCTGGGCAGGTTACTACTGGCACTAATCCAGTTATTTTAACCGCCCAAGGTGGCGCAGCTGGGCCAAATGGAAATGGCGCTGGTGTTGGTGATCCTTATTCAAATACAGCAAAAAATGTACAAGGTATTAATTATTTACGTTATACTGGCGGAGGGGGGAATGGTGGGTCTCAAGGTGGTTTGGGCGTAATACCATATGGACGAAGTGGGTCTGGCACCGCTGGAATGGGCACGTATATTTCTGGGGCAGACACAGGTAACTACGGTACCATAGATTATGTAGGTTATTACTTATATTTTGGGAATATTGTTACAAATACTTATCTTTACCCTAATGGGGTGCAATATGGATCTGGATCTGGGTTTGGAGGATACGCATCTGGCGGTGGCAGAGTAGTAGCAGTAGGGGAATTTTGTTGTTGCGGCTGTGGTACTACATATTATCAGATGGATAGCGTACAGGGCCAAATAGTAATAACCCCGGTTACCGCCTCTCAAAAAAGTATATTGTATATGTACCCGGATGGGACATATACTGCTAGCGAACATTCTTTTACTCTACCTTCCGATTTTGGTTCTCTTATTTCTTTGGAAGCTTTTGGTTCGAGCGGAAGCGTAAATAGCATTAGTCAAACTGGTGGCGGGGGCGGGGCATATGCAAAAACAAATGCGTCCTCTGTTACTGCTTCTATGGTTGCGGGGTCAACAGTAGTTTATTATTTTGTTGGAAGTTGGACTACTTATTCAAGTGGCTCTTATACGGGCGCGCCTAGTTATATAAACATAGGGGCTAGTGGTGCCCCCTCATCTGTTGCTACCGGTGTATATGCTGCAGGGGGCACTGGAGGTAATCTCTCTACAGCTGGCGGCGTCGGTGGGTCTTCTTCAAGTAGTATTGGAGACATAAGATATAGTGGGGGTGATGGGGGTAACACTACCAGAACTGATTCTTTTGGTGGGCAAGGGGGGCCAGCAGGCCCCGGTGGTTCTGGCGGTAAAGGAGGTAATGGATTTGCTACTACTAATAGTAGAGGAGGCGGAGGTGGTGGCGCGATTGGCGGAGGATTTGGCGGTAGCAATGGTACAAGTACGCAGGGTGGTTCTGGGGGGAGTATAACGGGCGGTACTGGGGGTACTGGGGCTACATCCACAACTAACGGCACTGCGGGTACAAATGGTGGTGGCGGAGGCGGTGGTTATAGTAATACGCGGGCAGGCGGTTTAGGAGGGGTGCTAAATAACAGCCTATACGCTTTAGTAGGTGGAAATGGTGGAGGTGGCGGGGTATCTGGCGTGGTATCTGGCGGGGTATATAATGTAACTACCCAAACTTTTGGTGGGGTGGTATTTAATTACGTACCTAATGCTAATGCAACCGCAGCGCTTACGGGAGCAGCCTCATCCGCCTCTGGCGGCACGTTATCACCCTCACAAACATTAACCCAAGCGCTATCCGGCGGATCCGCAACTGCATCAACAGGCACGTTAACAAATTCGCAAACGCTTACACAAGCGCTATCCGGCAGATTCGCAACTGCATCGGCGGGAATTTTTAGCCCTTCCAACGACCAAGTAGTAAACCTAAACTCAGCATCAATTGCTGCCTATAGTGGTACACTAACAAACTCACAAACACTTGAAGTTGCGTTAACTGGAGTTTCTGTAGCTGGTCAAACGTCTTCGTTCCCAATATTTTTAGAATTGGTTGGCGCGGAGGTCGCCGGAACAACGGGTTTGTTTGGGTATATAAACACAGGATGGCAACCAATTAACACCAGCGGCGGGGCATCTAATTGGACTGATATAGATACTCAACAAACATAAACAGGAAAAACCATGTCAACCTCGTACACCTCACTTCTTGGCCTCGCCCTTCCAGTCACCAATGAAAACGTCAATACTTGGGGCGATTTGGTAAACAACTCGGTTACCTCTTTGTTGGATACGGCAATTGCGGGTACAACAACCCTTAGTAGTGATGCCGACGTCACTCTTACAACTTCAACAGGTACTTCCAATCAAGCGCGTCAAGCCATTATTTTATGGACGGCAACCGGCACAGCAACAAGAACAATCACCGCCCCCGCCACTTCAAAATTGTATGTTGTGGTTAATAAAACAGGCGGTACACAAAGTATTCAATTTAAAGCGAGCGGAAGTTCGTCCTCCGTCACCATTGCTGCTGGTGGCAAAGCTTTTTTAGTGTTTAATGGAACCGACTTTGTATCCGTAAGCCCGGTTAATTTTTCCAATTTAATTTTAGATGCGGGTACAACCGCAACTGCGCCTATAAAACTTACTTCCGGGGCTAACTTAACAACCGCAACCGCAGGCGCTTTTGAATATGATGGGGCTAGCTATTTTCAAACCATAGACACCACATCCGGGCGTGGGGTAGTTCCGGTTTCTCAATTTATATTAGGTACTTCTAATTCGGGTTTATCTACCGTATCTCCCGTTATTATCACTAGTGGGTCAGGTGGTTATAGGCTTAGTTTAGTCACCGGAGCTTTATATGAATATGAAGCCGAAGTTTATTTAAGTAAAAGTACCAGCGGCACATTAACTTGGGGGTTTAATTTTTCTACTACACCGGGCTATATGCACGCGCATTATGTTGGACAACCAACAGCTGGAATATCCAGTGTGGGAAGCGCCACCACTGCGGGCATTATAAATTCCACCGGTACAACAATTAACCTTCCAAACACGGGAACTTTAAGCAGCGGTACGGACAACCACTACAGAATAAAAGCTTTAATATCCACCGCTTCCGCCACTACTATGTACTTGCAAGTAACAAGCAACACGGGGTCTGTAAATATTTATGCCGGAAGCTATGCAAAGATTACACGACTACCTACTACTTCTGTTGGCACATTGACATAAGAGGTGGAAAATTGATCCTCTTACCCTCCTTGCCGCTGCTTCAACCGCTGTTGGATACATTAAAAAAGGCTGTGCTCTTTATAAAGAATATAAGGCAGTCGGTAAGGAAGCGCACGACGTCATTTCTGATATCAGCAAAAACTTGGGTAACTTCTTCACGGCCCATGAGGATTTGCAAATTGGTATTAGAGAAGACCAAAAGAAAGCTAAAACAGTTGACAAAACAACTATTAAAAAACCTCAATCGCTTAATCAACAAGCTTTGGACAGAGTTCTCGCCCAGCGTCGTATGGAACAAATGGAAGTTGAACTACGAGAAACTCTTATCTATCATTCGCCACCTGAGCTCGGTGCTGTATATACAGACTTCCTTGCTATGCGAAAAGTTATTCAAGATGAGCAAGAACAAGTTAGAGCAGAGCAAGACAAAATTGAAAAGCAGCGGGAATGGAAAAGACGTCAGCTAATCGACAGCCTGCAGGACAAAGCGCTTTACATAGCGGCGGTTTTTTTCGTCGTAGTGTATATGATGGTGTTCGCTTACGTTCTAGTTCTGGACAGGCAGACACGTTGGGGTTTTTAATTACTTTGGTTGTTTTGGCGGCACTGTTCACTGTGATTTTGCCGGTCACTGCGTTCATGTATTTGGATATTTTGACAGCCAAAAGGGATGTTGAAGTAATGATTCGTCGGGCTGAAAAGTGTCCGGCAAAATGTGAAAAGGATGAAAAATGATACCAATCATAGCCTCTCTCTTAGGAACCCTAGCTCAAAATGGTTTGGGTCTTTTGTCTTCCGCTATTCAAGCTAAGGGTAAGGAAGTTGTTGAAAACACACTCGGCGTAAAGATTGCCGACAACCCATCTCCAGAGGAAGTCTCCAAGTTGCGTGAATTGCAGTTTGAACACGAAGAGCGCCTGTTGGAGCTGGGTATTGAGAAGGCCAAAATGGAGTTGGCCGAGATGGAATTGTTCGCCAAAGCCGCCCAGAATGAAGACAACAATGTCTCAAATCGCTGGACTGCCGATATGTCGTCGGACTCTTGGTTATCTAAAAACATCCGTCCTTTGTCCCTGATTGCAATTTTTGTAGGGTATTTCCTCTTTGCAATGATGTCGGCGTTTGATTACAACGCCCGTGAGTCTTATGTCACCTTGCTTGGACAGTGGGGTCAGCTTATAATGGGCGCGTACTTTGGTGGACGTACCATCGAAAAATTGGCGGAATTAAGGAGCAAGAAATGAGCCTTAGTCAAGAGCAAGCCGCGTTCCTGTTGGACATGTGCAAATTAATTCAATACGCCACCGACCAAGGTTTTATGGTAACTGGTGGTGAACTAGCTCGTACGCCAGAACAACAGGCTATCTACTTTAAGACAGGCCGTTCCAAAACCATGAAGTCAATCCATTTGAAGCGCTGCGCTATTGATTTGAACTTCTTCAAAGACGGAAAGATTATTTGGGATAAAGCAACCATCGCACCGCTTGGCGCGTACTGGGAATCCCTGCACCCTAAGAATCGTTGGGGTGGAAACTTTTCAAACTTAGTAGACTGCCCGCACTTTGAACGAAATGTGGGGTAATCATGCCCCTCAAAAAACTACAATTTAAGCCCGGTGTAAACAAAGAAAACACTAGCTATGCCAACGAGAATGGGTGGTTCTACTCTCAATGGGTACGATTTCGCCAAGGCACGCCTGAAAAAATTGGTGGGTATGTCAAAATATCTTATAACATATTTCTGGGTACTTGCAGGTCGCTATGGTCTTGGGTAACCCTTGGAGGTTCTAAGCTTGTAGGTGTGGGTACAAACCTCAAATTTTATATAGAAACTGCGGGTGTGTACTATGACATTACCCCAATTCGGTCAACCAGCACACTAGGTGCAAACCCAATAGCTACAGCGCTTAACAGCTCTACAATAACAGTCACGGATGCTGCGGGTGGGTATGCGACAAACGACTTTGTAACCATGTATTCAACCTCGTCGGTTGGAGGAATTACATTGTTGGGGAACTACCAACTCACTGTTGGCACCGTAGCTAACACATTCACAGTAACTGCGGCAAGCACGGTAGACATCACAATCGCTAACCCGGCGGTGTTTACAGCTCAATATAAACTTGCAAATGCTGTGCGAGTTAGTTTGACCACGACAGGGGCTTTGCCGAGCCCATTAAATTCAACTACGTCTTATTACGTGGTTAACACATCGGGGTATACGTTCCAGCTGTCTTTAACAAGTGGCGGCGCGGCTATAAGCACTGCGGGTTCATCTCAATACGGACAACACACAGCAACGGCATTGGCATCTTCGGCATCTACGGGTGGCGGCACAGTCTACGCTTCATATGAGATTACTACGGGTAGCGCGGTTCCTACGGCTCAAAGCGGGTGGGGTGCTGGTGGTTGGGGTGCCGGTGGTTGGGGCGTCGGCGCTACTTCAACATCTTCCATGCGCTTGTGGCAGCAGAGTAACTTTAATGAAAACTTGATTTTTGGGTATCGCGGCGGGCCTTTGTATTACTGGGATGCCAACTACGGGTACAACAATAACATTGCTTTTACTGTAACCATTGCAACACCAGCGGTGCTTTCAACCACGATAACTCTGGATAACGGCTCACCCCTGCAGTTTTTTACCACGGGCGCTTTGCCAACTGGCCTCATACCGGGCACGACGTATTACGTCATTAACTCATCAGGAACAACGTGCAACCTATCTCTCACCGTTGGCGGGTCGGCTATAAACACTTCGGGATCCCAATCCGGGACTCATACTATTTCTTCGAGGGCTTATAACTACACGCAAGTGGCCGGGGCGTCTAACGTACCTACTGTGCAGAATTGGGTTACTGTGTCGGATGTGAGTCGGTATATTATTGTTTTTGGTACAAACGAGTTGGGGTCAGCAACACAAAACCCCATGCTTATTCGCTGGTCTGATGCACAAGACCCCGCAAACTTTACCCCTGCTGCTACCAACACTGCCGGGTTTTCATACCTATCGCACGGCTCAAAAATTGTTTCTGTAATACAGTCTCGCCAAGAGATATTGGTATGGACAGACTCATCTTTATATTCAATGCAGGAAATAGCCACAGGATGGCAGATACAGCTGGTCGCCGACAACACTTCAATCATCAGCCCCAATGCAGTTGCCTATTCAAACGGTGTAGCCTACTGGATGGGTGTGGATAAGTTTTACAGGTACGACGGTCGCACTCAGACGTTGATTTGTGATTTGCGTCGCTATGTGTTTGGGAACATGAACTTAACTCAGACAGACCAAATTTTTGCTAGTACAAGCGAGGGCTTTAACGAAGTGTGGTGGTTCTATACAACTGCTACCGGCGTAAGCCCACAGATCAATAGTTACGTTGTCTATAACTATGTAGAAAACAATGGATGCTGGTACTATGGCACCTTGGGCAGAACGGCATGGCTTGATAGCGGTCTTCTTCCCTACCCCCTTGCAGCAACGTATTCCCAAAACCTTGTGGAGCATGAAAACGGCGTGGACAATAACGAAGGAACAACAACACAGGGTATACCCGCATCTATTACGTCTTCTCAGTTTGATGTAGATGATGGGCACAACTTTGGGTTTATCTGGAGAACTTTGCCAGACGTGACTTTTGAAGGTTCAACATCTAACAACGCGCAACTGACTATGAGCCTGTATGCGATGACAAATTCCGGTTCAGGCGTAAACATTCCCGGGTCAGTCGGCGGATCATATTCAGCTTCTGTGCAATCATCGGGATACCAAGCTACACCAAGCGGGTCAAGCTACCCAGTCCAAGCCACGTATACCGGTCAGGTGTACACAAGAGTACGAGGCCGACAGATAATTTTTGAAATCTCATCCGACATGATGGGCGTGAATTGGCAATTAGGTTACCCACGTATTGATATCAGACCGGACGGCAAGCGATGAATAACACCTTAGCCCCACCAGCCCTGCCGCAAGCCCCACGGGAGTACATGCCTGCGTATCAAGACCAGCTAAACAGCATACTGCGGTTGTATTTCAACAGGATAAATGGGTCGTTGAATAGCACAAATACCGCCTATACAGTGAGTACTTTACCCAGCGCTGCTGCGTTAGGTTTGGGGGCTAGAGCCTTTGTGACCAACGCTAACTCAACAACCTTTGCGGCTACAGTAGTGGGTGGCGGGAGCAATATCGTGCCGGTGTATTCTGACGGAACCAACTGGAAAATAGGCTAGTCATGAACTTTGATGACGACAGCATGAGCCTAGATGAACTCCGAGACATAGTGTCTCAAGGAGGGAAGAGGGACGAGCCTGTTCACGTCAACAAACAAGAAGAACACCTTTTAAAGTCACTCGGCAACCCCGGCGCAATCGACTCCCCTCTTGCCGACTACGGTCGCAACGGCGATACAGAAATTGTTCGCATAAATCCACCCGAAGGGGAAATTTTAAAAATGCTCGGCGGATCGGGCACTATAAACCCCGAAACAGGTTTAGTCGAGTATGGGCTTTTTGATTGGATTGGTAGAGCTTTTAATTGGCTTGGAGATAAACTTAACGACGGCCTTAAAAAAATAGGGGATGGTATAGGGAAAATTCTAGAAAACACATGGAAGGCAATTGAACGAGATCCACTGGAAGAAATATTTAAATACACCATGATTTATTTCAACCCCGCTTCGGCATTCGGGGTAACAGCTTTTACAAATGCGTGGGAAGGTTTAAAACATAATGTGCCCCTTGAAGATATTGCAAGAAATGCAGCCGCCGCTGCGGCAACTCAGTATGTGGGAAATTATGTTACCGGCAGCGATTGGTATAAAAATAATGTTGGAAATGCGGCTTCTAAGTTAACAGATTACACCGCTACATCTCAAGCGGCCATTCAAAAAATTATAGACACCACCGCGTCTAGCACAGCCACAAGTTTTGTTGTATCAAAATTAACAAAATCTAAAGATCCTTGGGGGGATATGGTAAAAGGGGGCCTAGCTGGGGGCATCACTGCGGGAGCTGGCATAGGGCTGGATTATTTAAACGGGAAATTACCAAACGGCGCTTTAAAAAATCTTACTTCTTCAGATACTTTTAAGGGCGCTTATAGCGCCGCAGTCCAAGCTGGGGTGTTAAAAAGACCTGTAGAAAGCGCAATTGCCGGTTCATTAGTTTCTTCATTTACACAAGCATCTCAAAAGTGGTTAAAAGATGTAACCAACCCTACAGCAAAATTACAGACTACGAATAAGGCCGCAGATGAAGCAGATGCAGCATTAACTAAGCAACAAGACAAAATGAAAGGTATGTATGACATATACACCAAAGAAGACCAAGCGTGGCAAGATAGAATAAACGCATACAAACCAACCCTTGATAATGGCCAAAAACTTGTAAATGATTACAATACCATTGTGGACGGTATAATTACATGGGGACGCCCGCCTTACAATACTTTTAGCCGAGATAAATTATTTGAGTTAATGGATCAAGGGCTTGAAGTAGTTTACACAGCTCCAAAATCAGAGGGAGGAACAGTATATAACTCTACTACTATTCGTAATCAATTAAATGATTTTGGGCAATGGTATAGCCAAAACGAAGGTAATATAAATAATACAATCGCGGGGTATAACGCTTTTCAAACCAATGCCCAAGCTAAATTTAAACCCGAACAAGATATTTTTGGCGATTTGTATGTAAAGTCGGCGGCAGCAAACTCAGCCTTGGATTCTGCGGGAGCGGAGTATTTAACTACTCAAACAAAAAATATAGATTACATATCAAACGCTACAAACGCGGCTTACTATTATCAACAAGCTTTGGGCGACAAAGCAACTGAAGCGGGTATGAATTCTATTTTAGATTTTTATAACCCAGATAAACCAACAGCACTTATAGATACCGCCAAAACAATTTCTGAAAAAGAATATACAGCCGCTAATCCCGGAAAAACTTTAACGAACGCTCATTGGCAAGCAATCCTTGATCCAGATACACCACATCTGTCAGAAGATGATGTTAAAAAAATATATGCTCAAGAAGGTATTAATAACCCAACGCAAGCACAGATAGATAAATATGCTTACGATAAAAAAGACAACCTTGCTAACGACCAAAAAATTATAGATCAGTCCTACCAATCACAACAAGAAATTCAAGATTACTTTGAACAAAATATTGACCGCGATCCTACCGATGCAGAAATAAAAAATTTGCTCGGCCAAGCCGACAACGCGGCAACTACGCAATTACAAAAAATAGATGTTAGTGAAACAAGCGAACAAGAAATTCAAGATTACTTTAACCAAGCTATTGGACGCGCCCCCACGCCCCAAGAAATACAAGACTTCGAACAAAAAAATGAAGCCGATGCAATAAGAGCCATGCAGGTAATTGATGCGGACGAAGTAAGTAGAGACGAGGCAATTCAATATTTAAAAACCCAAAACATTGACCCAACAGCGGAACTCATTGCCGCGTTAACAAATAGCGATAGCGAAGAAGAAGCTCGCACACGGGCAACTGATATTGATAAGAGTTACACCGATGCTAATGAAGCAAAAGATTTTTATGGAGCTCAAGGTATATCTAATCCTACACAAGCGCAAATAAATGCGTTAATTAACGACCCCGAAGCGGAAGCTCAAGACATATTAAAAGTATTAAAAAGCAAAAACGCTCTTAACTTACCAAATTCAGTTGATTTAATTACTGAATTAGAAGAAGTATATACATCTGATTCACGTTTGTTTAAAGATATTTCTAAAGGGTTTAACGCAAGCCAATATAGATCTGAATCTAATAACTACGGTTTATCTGATGCTCAAGCACTCGCAGATTACTTGCTGCATGGAAGAGACCAAGGGTATGATTTTTATCGCCCTTCCCAAGAAGTTACCGTCGACGAAGCAAAAAAATACCTGCAGTCTAAAGGTCTGGTAAATCCACCAGAAGAATTAATAAATCAACTTGTTGGTAAAGGGTTAGATATAAGCAACTTAGCCGCTATGCATCGGTCAACATCACTAGCCGACCCATATGTTTTGGATTACGACGAAGCTGTTGCCGCATTTAAAAAAGAAAATGGTGGGGTTGATCCAACTAAAGCACAAATAGCAACACTTCAAAATTATGTTAGCCAAAGTAGAACAGGAACTCAAACCGCAGACAACGAAACTCTTTTTGCCAAAAAAGTACAAGACTACACCGACCCACTATTTACAACGGCACAAGAAGTTAAGGATCAGTTTGCGAAGTATGGGCTAACCCCCAGCGATAAGGATTTAAAAGATTACACAGGGGTGGCGGAATCCAAATCTTTTCCCAAAATTGAAAAATATATCGATCCTCTGTATGTGGACGAAGGGGAAGCCAAGACTGCGTTTTTCAAATTGTTTAGTAGAGATCCGAACGCAGATGAGCAGGCCAAAATTGATTCATTCGTTGGCCCGCATCCAGAATCTGGGTTGACTAAATACATCAACGATAATTTTATTACCCCAAACGCATCAGACAAATTCCGTAATTTGTTTGGCCGCGACCCAACCGCCGCCGAATTAACTAGCATAACAGGTGGAAAAACTGAAGCCGCTCGGCAAACTGCGTTCGATAAATACACAGACCCTTTATACACAGACAAAGATGAAGTTGATGCTGCGGTTAAAAAAATATTGGGGAATGCGGCAACGCCAGAAATACTTAAAAAATACGAAGACCAATATGTCGGTGTGGCGAACGAAAGAACACAACTGGGTAATGTAGCCACAGATGTAAACGATCATTACTTAACCGCCAAAGAATTTACTGCGGCGTTCAAAGCGCAATACGGGGTAAGCCCAGACCAAAACACCATCAATAAATATATTGGATACACAGGTGATGTAAACCAAGCGGACGACCTACGGTCAAGCTTTAAAGAACTTGATCCTTTTATCACAACCAGAGCAGAAATAGAGGCTAAATTTGCCGACTACAAAATAACACCCACAAGCAAAGATTACAAAGCTTACATGGGGTATCACCCAGATACCGAGTTAGACACATATCTAGACACAAAGTACCCCGGCGTAAAACCAAAACCTGTAACTCCACCGGTTGTGGAACCAGAAAAACCGCCTGTAACTCCACCTGTAACTCCGCCTGTAACTCCGCCTGTAACTCCACCTACACCCACGGAACCTCTAAAACCGCTTGAGCCCGGAACCGTAAATCCGCCACCGCCTGTAACACCCGTAGTTGTAGAACCAGAAAAACCACCGGTTGTAGAACCAGAAAAACCTACGACCCCACCAACACCCACGGAACCTCTAAAACCGCTTGAGCCCGAAATTGTAAATCCGCCACCGCCTGTAACACCCGTAGTTGTAGAACCAGAAAAACCTGTAACTCCGCCTGTAACACCACCTACACCCGAGCCGCCTGTAACACCTACACCAGACGGAACCGAAGGAACTTTGGATGAGGTAGTTGTAACACCTAAAGAAGACGAATACACCTACGACGAAAAAGGTAATATATACCGCAACGGTGAACTCTATCGTGCAAATGCTTTTGGGGATATTTACGAAGAAGACGAGTACACAACGGACTCACTTGGCAACATCTTTAAAAACGGTACGCTTTGGCGCACAAAAGAAAGTGCAAATGGCGGCGATGTGCCCGTATATGACCCAACCAAGGTAAAACCAATTGTTTATAAGTCGGCTACTCCACGCCCTAAAAAGCCAACACCGCCACCAAAACCGCCAACGCCACCGCCGACAACACCACCAACAACGCCAACAACACCAACAACGCCGAGCTTTGACCCTACTGCTTTTTTGCCCACGTCATATGTGCCGCAATACACCCCACAAAAAGCACAAGTTGTGGAAGAGAGCCCATACTTTGACATGAGAAAGAAATTTGATCCGGGTGTATTTGGAAGCTATACCCCAATGACAATGTATGGATCATCACCTAGCACAAATACTCGCACAAATCAACCTAAAGTAGCTACAATGGCCACTGGCGGTTATCTAGACGAAAAACCCATGAGTATGGAAGAAATACTTAACATTCTTGAAAGAGGTTAAAAATGGCCGA